GTCAAGGGCTGGCCCCGCATCTCCGGAGGGCTCCTCTGGCCGTTCGTGGCGATGGGCGTCTTCCTTGGCGTGCAAGCCCCCCAGTGGGCGCTCGACGTCTGGCTGACAGGCCTGCTCGTCTTCGGAGTCGCCCAGACCGGCGTCGGCATCGCGCAGTACTTCAAGGTGCCGGTATTCATCGATGGCACGAACATTCATGGCACCTTCGGACACCGGACCGGGCTCGGCATTTATCTGGCCCTGCTGATCCCGCTCGGATTCTTGACCGATTACGGGATCTGGCTGGCTGGCTTCTACTCGATCGGGATCTTCCTCAGCCGATCCAGCGTAGCCACGATGGCGGCCGGCGCCGGCGTCCTCTGGGTCATCCCCGGGATGTGGCTCTGGATGTTGCCCGCCGTCCTTGGATCTCTAGGGTATCGGATGCTCAAGATTGGCAACCAACCCGGGGGCTGGAAGTTCCGCCACCTTGGAGACTCCGTGTTCGCTCGCAGACGCATTTGGGAAGTGACGGCGAGGAAGAGCGTCCAGTCGTGGCGTCAGGTCCTCCACGGAGCCGGTCACGGGGCGTTCCAACAGCAGGCCCGGACGTGGGTTCGTTCTGAGGGAGTTCAGACCGGGGAGATCTACAACGAGGCCCACAACGACTACCTTGAAGCCTTCTACGAGAACGGGCTCGTGATCGTGCTCGTCCTCAGCTGGTGGCTCTACCGCTACGGGGGGACGCTCGCGTCGGCCGACCCCGTGACCGGGTCGGTGGTCGCCCTGGGAGTGTCCTGTCTTGCCAACTTTCCGACACGGGTGGCGAGCTTGGCGACGGTAGTGCTCATGGTCGGGGTACTGCTGATGAGGAGGGTCGCGTGACCATCACGAGCGCAGACTGGCAGAAGTACACGAACGAGAACCTCCGAGGACCCCGCCCGGTTGTCACCAACGAGCAGAAAGCGGCGGCGACCCGGGCCGAACAAGCCTTGAATCATCCCGGATTCGCAATCCTCCAAGACGTGCTCTCCAAGCACCGAACCCGGGTCGGGCAGGAGTCGAAGACTGCTGAGTACCGGCTCGCCCACGGCCGTGGGGTCACCGCCGAGGAAATGCACCGGCTCCGGGAGGACATCGCCTGCTGTTCGGGCTGGCTCAAGGCGCTGGAGATCGCGCTCGACACCCTGCCGGAGGTGGTCAAGGCGGGGCGCGAACCTACGTGAAAGTGACGGCGGCCGAACTGGACGCCACGATCCGGGCATGGCTGTCCGCCGGGCACTCGGGCGATATCGTCCTGCACGTCATCGGGGGCCGGATCAAGTCCTGCGATTTCAAGGAACACTGGGAGGTGAGTTCTGGAGATCCTCCGCACACGTACGCGACCGCTTTTGTCGTCCAGAAATAATGTGCTAGGATTCTGGCCATGAACCGGCGCGGGTTCTTTCGTGTCTTCGGAGTGGGAGCGGCCACAGCCGCTCTGGCTCCTGCAGCTGCAGTATCAAGCGCGATCGAGCCTCCCACGGTGTACAGGGCGATCTTGGGGGCCCCGACCCTGCGAACCTTCACTGACCATCAGTTCTTGACTGCGGCCGATCTGAATCACAACTTCGAACTTCTCAGGAAGCAACTCAAAATGTAACGCACAGTTTCACGGCAAGCGGGTCACCTCGACACCACGAGCCCCCGGGTTTCACACCCCGGGGGCTTTTTCTTTGTCCGGGGGCCCCGCACGGTCGCCCACGGCTGGTCGACGCAGCCTGACATCGAGGAAAGGCTCGGATCTATGCGCGGTGCCGGCGCCTAACGGGCGGATCGAAGACGAGGAACCGACATGGCGGAAGAGACAGAGACGACGACCGAAGAGGGAGTCACCGAACCCGTCGTAGAGACGGAGGGGAAGACGCATCCCCTTGCTCCCGGAGGGGTTCGCTTCGAGGACGTCGTTCGCGAAAAGAACGAGTACAAGGCGGAGGCGGCTGCCCTCCGCGCTCAGGTCGCCCGCCAGCAAGAACCACCGAAAGACACACCCGCCCAGACCCCGACGTTTTATTCCACCGAACAGCTGCAAGCGGCAGTCGACGCCGGGCGGATCACTCACACGCAAGCGTCCGATCAACTGGCGTGGCAGCGGGCCGAACAGATGCGTCAGCAAGTGGGGGTCGAGTCTGACCTTCGCCAGAAGCGCGCCGCGGCCAACGCCGAGGTCAATCAGTACCTCGACCGGGTGCCTGCCCTGCACGATCCGACGTCCAAAGAATTCCTGCGCGCCTCTCGCGCCGCAACTGAGATCGCTGAAGACCTCGGGGCGGATATCCGTGACCCTCGGGTGCAACGTCAAGCCCTCCGTCAGATCTTCGGCTCGATCGACAAGCTGGCCGATGCCTCCAAGACCCGGGACTACGCCCGGGAGCACGCCGACACCGCGATAGAAACCCGGGGCGGAGGGAGTCGCCAGCCGCCCAAGAATGATCCCTTCAAGGACGTGCCGAAGGCACTCCTCGATCACTGGGACCATCTTCGCTATACGGACGAACAGAAGAAAGAGGAACTGAAGTACGTCGACCTCGCCCGCTGGAAACGCAAGTACGGATGAGCCTGACCATTCACGTTCCCAAACCTGACACCCCGCAACGCCGGTTGGAGGCGATCACGATTCACGGCCACGGCCGACCGAGCGGACGCGTCGCCGGGGGATGGATCGCGGATACCATCGGGCTCAAGCAGTGCGTGGTCCTCTGCGACTTCTGCGTGCATCGCTTCAATCCGCGTCGTGTCAGGTATGAACTCTACCGCCGCACGACGATCAACGCCTTTTGTGACGACTGCGGTCGGCCGAGTACTCGGGCGGCCGCGTACATCCACCAATCCTTCCACGACGCCGTCGGCGACGAGCGCCGGAGTCCCGGCAAGGGTCGCTGGGCGCGTCATGGACGTTAGGCCAGCCGGGAAGCCTCGGAGTCCCCGGCAGAAAGATCCTCAATGAACTTCGGATGGGACGAAATCGGCGGGCAAATCGTGCTGCGGCGCACCAAGATCAGCGCGACCTTCGCCACAGCCGGCATCTATGCCACCACCACGGCAGACGGCGGGGCTGGGATCGTGGTCGGGCTTCGCACCACGGTCGCTTCGCAGGTCGGCGTGACCATCGATACCGGCACCTACTCGACCACGCAGGGGGACGCCGAAGGCCGCGTCACCCTCATTCGGAACCCCTACGGCGTCTATCGGATGTTAATGGTGGGCGACGAACTGGACGCGCAACTCACGATCACGACGAACGCCACCGTCGACACGGGCGGGACCGTGGTGACCATCACGTCGGGGAACGCTGCCCCCAACTCCCCCTCGATGGACGAGGGGACCATCGTGTGCGTCGAGGGGGCCAACCTTGGCCAGACGCGCAAGATCACGTCGGTCGCGGCTACCACAGCCACAGTCACCGTGCCCTTCCTGAACGACATCGCCGTCAACGACGTCTTTATCACCGTCCCCTGGGCGGTGGATGATGTCGCCGGCGACAATGTGAACCTCGGGCGCACCCTGACCAATGCCGAGCAGGACGTGGCCGTGGGCACCGGGGCGGACTTCCGCCCGCTCGTGCTCGAATTCGACATCTCCAGTCAGGCCAACGCACGGCAGAAAAGCTACGTCTACGCCAACCTCGTCAGCCATGTGCTGACGCAAGGGACGTGAAGGAGTCATAAATGCCCGCCACCTCTGGTGCCAATCCAGATCTCGTTGATGCGCGGTTCAAGCGCATCTATGACGACGCCTACAAACAGATCGCGGATGCCGTCTCGAAGTTCTACAACATGGACGGCGATCTCGGACCGCAGAAGGACACCACGCGTTTCTCGCAGATGGGCACCTTCGGCGACTTCGAGACCTTCACCGGCAACGTCAAGTACGACGACGCGTACGAGGGCTACGACACGACCCTCACGCACGTGCAGTATGCCAAGGGCTTCTCGGTTGAACACACGCTGCTCGAAGATGAGCTCTACAGCGTCATGGATGGCAAGCCGCGCGGACTTGGCACCGCCTACGCCCGCACCCGGCAGAAGTGGGCCGCGCAGACCTTCCTCAACAGCTTCTCGAATGACACAACATGGCAGACGGGTGGCGATGGCTCAGCGCTTTGCGCGAATGCGCACACGACCCGGGCGCCAGGCGTCGCGACGACCACCGGATTCGACAACCTCGGCACGGCCTCGCTGACTGCGGTCAGTGTCTCGGCCGCGCGCGTCCTCGCCCGCAAATTCCGGGATGACCGGGGGCATCCCTTCGAGATCGACTGCACGACCCTGCTCTACCCGATCGACCTCTGGGAACCGGCCGAGCAGATCATCCGGTCGACCGGGGAGCTCAACACCGCAAACAACAACATCAACGCGTTGCAAGGTGTTATCTCCTCGCTGATGCCAGGAGGCTGGGTTCGTCTGTCCGACGTGAACGACTGGTGGATGATTGACACCTCCTACATGAATCAGTTCCTGCACTGGATCACGCGGGAGGAGCAGCCGCTCGCGATGGTCGAGGACTTCGACACCCTCGTCTACAAATGGCGGAAATACTGCAGGGTATCTCTCGGATGGACAGATTGGCGCTGGATTTTCGGAAATCAGGTGTCTTGATGAAGATGCCTCCGTTCACCTGGGCCAAGTCCAAGAATGTCAAGCAGAAGCGCGGCAAGTGACATGTCATCGGCCGGCTGGTGTCCGTTCTCTCCTGCGGACAACGCGCCCTTCGCCTCGGCGCGGCCGGCTGGCCGATGTTCCTTCTTCGCGGCGGGAATCATCCGGGCTGAGGTGCCAGCCCGCCGCACGGGGATCGACCGATGACGATGCTCACGAAGTATGGGGCCCTTCAGGGCTACCCAATCATCCAGACCGGCCGGGTGTACTACATCGCCCCCGCCGCGGATTACACGATCAACGGGGACAGCTACTCGGCCTCCAACGACAATGACGGGCTGAGTCCCGAGCGCGCGATCCGCGACCTCAACCGATTCAACACGCTCGCCACCGCGAGCGCGGGAGACGTCGCGGTGCTGCTTGAGGGCACGCACACCGTCACGGCCGTTCAGCGGCTGACGAAGGCCGGGCTGACGGTCTACGG